GAATGTAGGTACAGCATCTTCAGGTCGTATTGTTGTCAATTTGGACAACATTGACTTGGCTACTTCTGGTATTAGCGCAGGAACTTACCAGTCTGTTACTTTTGATGCTTATGGTCGTGCTACAGCGGGTACTAATCCGACAACGATTGCAGGCTATAACATCACAAATGCTTACACAAAGACTGAAATTGACTCAATCTTTGGTTCGACTACTGCTGCGGCTACTTCTGCCTCCAATGCCGCCACAAGTGCTTCTAATGCGGCAACGAGTGCATCTAATGCTTCTACTAGCGAAACAAATGCGGCTTCTTCAGCAACAGCGGCAGCGGCTAGTTACGACTCTTTTGATGACCGCTATTTAGGCTCTAAGACATCTGCTCCTAGCGTTGATAACGATGGCAACGCACTTCTTACAGGTGCTTTGTACTGGAATTCAACAGTATCTACACTTTATGTGTGGACTGGATCGGCTTGGACTCAAGCGGCCTTTACTTCTAGTGGCTTCTTAACTGCTGCCAACAACCTATCAGACCTTGCAAGTGCTTCAACAGCTCGTACTAACTTAGGTCTTGGTAATGTTGATAACACATCAGATGCTACTAAGAATGCGGCTTCTGTAACCCTGACCAATAAGACGATTGAAGCTGGTACATTCACTAACGGCTACACAGAAGAAACTGTAACTGCTAACACTTCTACAGCTTATACAGTTGACTTGGCTAATGGTTCAGTACAGATTCTGACATTGACTGGTAACTGTACATTTACGTTCCCAACGCCTGTTGCTGGCAAATCATTCATTATGATTCTGAAGCAGGATGGTACAGGCTCTAGAACTGTTACTTGGCCCTCATCTGTCAAATGGCCTGCAAGTACAGCGCCTACGATTACATCTACCGCTTCTAAGGCTGATAAATACATCTTTACAGCAATTGATTCTTCCTATTGGCTAGGAAGTACTGGCGGACTTAACTATCTGTAATCATGGGAACATTTAGAGACCTTACTGGTGAACGATTTGGACGGCTTCTCGTTTTACAGCGAGACGGCTGTAATAAGCATGGTCAAGTCAAATGGTGGTGCGAATGTGATTGTGGCACTCAGAAACATATTTTAGGTATGTGTCTTAGTCGTGGAGAAACACAATCTTGTGGTTGCTTACATAAGGAATCAACTGCAAAAATAAACCTTAAACATGGCATGACTAAAACGCCTATATATGGTTTATGGCACGCAATGCATCAAAGATGTAATGATGTAAATCATCCAAGGTATATTCATTATGGTGGACGAGGAATCAATATTTCACCAGAATGGTATGAGTTTGAAAAATTTTATCGTGACATGGGTGATAAACCTAAAGGTATGTCTTTAGAACGTATTGATAATGATGGAGACTACTGCAAGGAAAATGTAGTCTGGGCTACTGCTAAACAACAATCTAATAATCGCAGAAGCAATGTTGTCCTTGAACACAATGGAAAGAAGCAAACAATGCAACAATGGTGCGACGAACTTGGACTTAAAATTGGAACAGTTTGGGCTCGACTGAATCGTGGCTGGAATGTTGGTCGTGCTTTAACTCAGGAGGTGCGTAATGTTCTCGTCTAATACATCTCAAGTATCTAGCGATGCCAACTGGATTGAAGAATGCTTCCAAACGCATCTTTACACAGGCACAGATGCAACACAGACCATTACCAATGGCATTGATTTGGCGGGTAAGGGTGGTTTGGTTTGGACGAAAACACGAAGCGACTCAGGAAGTAATTGGGTCACGGATTCGGCAAGGGGTAACTTTCGTTTAAATACAAATGCAACTTCTGCACAATCCACAACAGGCTCTGTCACTTTTAATTCAAATGGTTTTACTGTTGATTCAACTTTTGCAGGCTTGTTTACTTACGCCTCATGGACATTCCGCAAGCAGAAAAAGTTCTTTGATGTTGTGACTTATACGGGAGATGACAACAGCAACCACGTAATACCACATAATCTTGGTTCTGTGCCTGGTTGTATTATTGTTAAACAAACAAGTGGTGCTGGCGCTTGGTTTGTAAGACATCGTTCTGTAACAAACATAGGCCGCTTAAATTTGACAAACAGTTTTGATTTGTCGCAAGTACTTATGTATCCAAATTTAGTTACAGATACATCATTTGCTGTTAACTATGAGTTGAATACAGCAGGTAAAACCTACGTAGCCTACCTTTTTGCCCATGACGCAGGAGGCTTTGGTCTAACTGGTACAGACAATGTGATTTCGTGTGGGTCGTTTACGACTTCAAGCTACTATGCAACTGTCAATCTTGGGTATGAGCCTCAATGGATTCTGTACAAGAGAACAGATAGCACTGTAGATGGTGATTGGCAGATTGCTGACAATATGCGTGGCCTCTTGGCAACAGCAAATAGCCCTTTCCAAGGGCTCCAGCCAAACTTGTCTGCTGCTGAATCCTCTACTGGGAATATTCAAATTACTTCTACTGGATTTGTGTTTGGTGGGGCAGCGGCAAGTCCCTACATCTACATAGCCATTCGTAGAGGCCCGATGAAAGTGCCTACGGATGCGACTAAGGTGTTTAGTCCTAATGTATTTACAACAAACAACACCATAACAACAAATTTCCCTGTTGATTTGAGCATTTTAAAACTCAACAAAGCATCAACAAGTGCAAACCAGTTTTATGATCGGTTGCGTGGTGCGTATCAACAAATCTTTTCAAACTCTACTGCCGCAGAGGCTACAAATGGTGCTTCTCCTCTGTTTGATAACAACACAGGAACTGTAATAAATGCTTTTACAGCAGGTCTTGACAGTATTGGATATTCATTAAAACGTGCCCCTAGCACATTTGATGAGGTTTGCTATACAGGGAATGGAGGGTCAAATACACTTACCCATAACCTTGGTGTTGCACCAGAACTAATAATATTTAAATCAAGAAGTGCCTCCGAAAACTGGGTTGTACTTGCTGATTTTGGGCCTATATATTATAGAAGGGGTTATTTAGACCTTACGAACTCTGCGCCTCAGATGGGATATGGTGGTGCATTATTAGATTCTAAACCAACTGCTACATCAATAAGTTTACTCGGCGGAACTGGAACAAATTCTAATGCAACAACTTATGTAGCTTATTTATTTGCAACATGTCCTAATGTCTCGAAAGTGGGGACTTTTACTGGCAACGGAAGTACTCAAGCAATTGCGTGTGGTTTTACTGGAGGCGCAAGATTCGTTATGATTAAAGCGGTAAGCACTACAGGGAATTGGCTAATTTTTGACACGGCACGTGGCATGAATACATCAACAGACCCGTGGCTTGCTTTGAATAGTACAGCGGCTGAATCATCAACAACTGGTGCGTGTACAACAACAACAGGCGGATTTACTGTTGATGAATCCAAATTGACTGGTGTAAACACAAATGGAGTTTCCTACATTTTTCTGAGTTACGCCTGATGAACTACGATGTAAACAGTCATTACTGGAAACGATACAAGAAGTTTATTGCTTCTCGTAAACCAAACGAAGGGTATGTGGAAAGACACCATATTTACCCTCGCTCCTTGTTTCCTCAAAAGGCTAATGATGCTGACAACATTATTGCTCTAACTGCTCGTGAACATTTCCTTTCTCATTGGATGCTACACAAAGCATTTGGCGGGAAAATGACAATGGCTTTTATGTACATGAAGGCTGAATGTGATGATGCTGAACGATATTGGAATTTAAATAGTCGTTCATATAGCTTGTTGCGTGAATCGTTTTCTGTGGCTATGTCACACGCCAAAAAAGGTAAGCCTTTAACTGAGGAAACTAAACGCAAAATGAGCCAAGCACGCATTGGCAAACCTTTATCTGAAGCTCAACGTAAAGCGATTGGCAAAGGCAACACAGGTAGGGTTGTTTCAGAAGAAACCAGAAAGCGTATTAGTGAAGCAAAGCTAGGCGTGCCACATAAAAAAGTAACTGTATAAGGACTTATATGCAAATTCGTTTACGTTCAAATGGACAAGTAATGTACGAAGGTGAATTTCGTGCATTATTCCCAAACACTTCAATGCCACAACAACTGTCAGAGGAACTGTTAAACAGTTTTGGTGCTGACGTAGTATTTGAAGGCCCACAAGCTACAGGCGGTACTGTTTACCAATACTCTCAAGCCTCTGGTGTTGAGCAAGTAAATGGTAAGTGGTACACAAAGTACATCTTAGGCCCTGTCTTCATTGACCAAGTTGTAGATGGCGTAACTACTACTGCTGCTGAACAAGAGGCTACTTACAAGGCTCAGAAGGATGCTGAACAGGCTAAGAGTGTTCGTGCTACTCGTGACCAGAAGTTAGCGTCTACTGACTGGCGTTTTCGTAGTGATATGACACCTTCTCAAGAGTGGATTGACTACTGCCAAGCATTGAGAGATGTTCCTTCACAAGAGGGATTTCCTTGGAACATTACATGGCCTGTTGAGCCATAATATAGGTAAGGAGCAATCATGGCTGTAACTAGTGAACAAATTATAGATTTTCTACTTGCTAATCCTGGCATGAGTGATGCCGAGATTGTTTCGGCTATGGAGCAATATGGTGTTTCTCCTGCTCAAATGGCTCAAGCTGTTGGAATACCAGAGG